TTTACCTTTTTTGTAGTTAACTTTATTATTAACTTTAAGAGGAATAGCGGTTTCCATTGTTTTTTTTACAATTAAAGCCTCTTTATCATTTTTTATGGAAAGACACAATTCATCATGTATCTGTATCTGTGGTAAAATTCCCTTTTCATATAAATTTACCATTGCTTTTTTGGTCATATCAGCTGCACTACCTTGGATCAGTCTATTCAAAGCTTTGTAAGTAAATGCGGGTTTATAATGTTTATCAAAATTTTTCATGTAATCTTTAGGTATTTTACCCTCTTTATATATATCAACTAGTGTTGATTTAAATTCTTTTTGTGCTCCATCCTTTGTTAATATAGGTACCGGCTCATATCTATTAATTGTATTATCCCATTCTCGATTTTGTGTTTCCCATTTGTTAAACCTACAGAACCTGTCCTCCAGGGTAAATAGTAATTTATGTTCTTCTGCAAACTCAATTAAATCTCGGGATAGTTGTCTTACAAAAGGTACTGTGGCATGATAGGTAGCAAATAATTCATTTGCTTGTTCTCTCGTAAGGTTTAATTCTTTTTGTAATTTTATTTTACCCATCCCATAAAATAAGCCTAGGTTAATGGTCTTGGCCGTGATCCGTGGTATTTTAGCCATGTCTGCTACGATTTGATGAAAGTCTACATCTTTTTCTTTGTAAGCTTCTTCAATTGTTTCTAAACTTTTTATTAAATTTAATGCTACTTCTTTTTTTTCTTCAGAATATAGGTAAGTTTTTAATGCGTAATGAACAACAATCCGTGGTTCTTGTTGCGAGTAATCAAATGAACCCCATACACATCCATCATCAGGAATAAATAACTCTCTCATCTTTTTACCAATCATACCTTTTGCTGGAATCTGTTGTAGATTAGGATTAGCCATAGAAAATCTTCCCGTAACCGTTCCCCCTTGGTCCGATCTAATCTGGTTTATATCTGCATGTATTCTACCTTTATATACAAATCCTAATAAACCTTCGATAAAAGTATTTTTAGCTTTATCGCATTCTCGTGCTGTTACAATCATCCGTAAGAAACGATTCTTGTGAGTCTTTAAATAATCTTTTGGTAGTTTTGGTATTATAGATTTAATTGTTTCTGTTTTAACGTTACCAGTTTCTTTATTGATAATAGGTTTGCCTTTTTTATCTTTAAGTTTTTTAGTTCTATCTTTTGTTTTTTTGTAGTCTGTAATTTTTTGTTGATCTAATAATTTTTTAATAGAAGATGCGGCCCAGATTTGTACATCTACACCTGTTCGATCTTTTATTAATTTAATTAGATTATCTCTACGTTTATCTAACCATTTTCCAAAAGTCTTAGCTTTTTGGACATCTATTTTAACTCCCTTAAACTTCATGTCAACCAGGCAAGGAAATAATTTAGTTTCTAATTGAAATATTTTTCTACAAGTTTTTTCTTCAACAGGGTTGCCCTCTTCATCATATTTAGTATATAATACTTCGTCCAATTTTTTATCAAACAGCTGCCATAATTTTAAAGTTAAGTTAACATCTTGTTCTGCATAATCTTTTACTAAGTGATGAGGAAGTTTGTGCATGTTAGTCATAGGATCTTTTATCATTCCATCAGACCATTTTAAAACTTTAGCTGTCAAATCGTATTTGTATTTTGTTTCTTTTAGATAATCTTTACTAATTGAATCCAGAGAATATTTCATTCGTGTTTCATCAATTACAGAAGCTGCAATCATAGTGTCGAGCAATGGTCCTTGTGGCATCTCTCCAGTTGCCGATCTAATCCAACATACGTCGTACATAGCATTATGAAATACCTTGCGTAAACCCTTGTTTTTAAACACTTTTTCGTTCAAATAATCCCATGTTTCTTTGGTGTTTAGATTGTCTGTCATGTTATGTGCAATAGGAAAATATAAAGTTTGTTTTTTTGTAGCAATTGCTATGCCACAAACAAAACCATCTTTTCTAATCGCTCCTAACCCTTTTGTTTTTAAATTAGGATCATAGGTTTCTAAGTCAATGGCAACTGTATCTATGTCTGTTAAATCTAGATCAGTTAGTTGTGGAACTTCACACATTATGGGTAATCTCTTTTTATAATCATATCGATGAAATGTTTTGCTTTTTCTAAATCTTGTTTTTTTCCTTTCAATCTGTGTCTCAAGATATATTTTATAACGCATCCTTCCGGATAGAGTAATTCATTTTCAATTACAAATTTACTCGGCTGAATTTTAAATTTCTGATAGTGTGATCCTCCGATTTGTTTATCGTATGGTTTCATTTTTCCCCGAGGGTTAGTTTTCTTTGTGATGCTAAAGTCCAGTAGTCAAAGACTCCTCTACTGTATGCTGTGTATGCTAGTCGTAATTGAGTAAACCAATCTTTTTCTCTTCGTGTCAGAGTATGATCTACAATAACATTATCAAATGTTAGGCCTTTGACTTCATGAATGTTTCCATATTTAATTTGAATATTTTTATCAAAATCAAACCCTTTTGATAAAACTTTTTTAATGTAAATTAATTTTTCTTTTGTAGTTTTAGAAGGTATCCTTACTAGATCAAAATCTCTGTATTGCTTAACATCAGGTTTAAAAAGTTGTTTATGTATTAACTCATCAATTGTGTAATCTTTGTTAACCCAATTATCAAAATTTAATACTTCTCCTTTTTTTAATCTAACTTTAACTTTACTTCCTGCATATTCACAGAAATGTTTTACCTGAGTACGGCTCATTGGTTTACCGTCTAGACACTCTGGCCACATCTTGTGAGCATTTAATTCTTTTTTAGATACATGAGCTGAATTTTTAACATGGGCATACTCTAATCCATGGGAATCAAAGAATTTTGTACAACGAATGTCCCCTGGCGTTCCTCTGTATGTAAATAAAAATGTTTGATTAGTGTTTTTTATTTTATCTAATAAAATATCTAAATGGCTAGAACCATGCAAGTCAGATAAATAATAGCCGTTGCCTTTAATAACTTCGCCTATATGGCCCATGCCATGTTTCTTAGTGTATTTGGCTGGTGTCCATACCTTATGAGACTTATAGTGGTTCCAAATATCTAAAATAATTTCTTTGCATTTTCTATTTATAGCTGCACTACATCGTAAGCCTTCTTTTAATTCTTTATAAGGATGAGCAGCTAATTTGTGGTATTTGTCTGCGTCTGATCCCGCATATTCAAATAAAGTTTGATCCGCATCTCCCACTAAATAATAGTGACCCTCTTTTACATTGGTGGCCATTTTTTCAATAGCTTTTGTCTGAGGACGATTACTGTCTTGACACTCATCTATAATAAGTGCATCAATATCAGGTTCCCTAATATCTGGATGATTAAAATCTTCAATCATGTCTGTGTAATCACATTTATTGTTATCTTTTTTGTATTTTTCATATATTGGAAGAAGCTCTTTAATTAATTCAATACTGTAGGGATTATAAGATTTTTGATCACAGACTCTCCAATATTCATCTAATTTATCTAGTAATCCTCTCCCAGCTGCATCTGATCTAAATTTATATAGAGCGTGTTTATCAACATCTGTTGAAGGATCTCTACCAAATAATCTGTTTTGTATAATTAATTTTTTATGGTCTTCGTATTCAAATTTGTCTTTGGGCAATAGTCTCTTTTTACAATAGCTATGAATAGTACAAATTTTATACTTCATAGATTTTTTGGTAAAGCCTCTTTCTTTTATTATAGGTAATGCTAAAATTGCATCTTTAATTTGATCAGCGGCTACATTTGTATGAGAAAGAATAATTATTTTGTCTGGATGGTATTTAAGTAATAACTCTTGATAAAGTTCTTCAACAATATAAATGTGAGTTTTACCTGTACCTGGAGGACCAGCAATAAATCTAGGTTCTATCTTTTTCAAAATCTATCGCCTCCGTTTCTTCCGTGTATTCTCCTTCTAAAATTATATCTTCTTGTGCAAGCTCTGGGTTCTCTACTCTCCAAGACACGAGAGATTTCCCTTTATATTTTCCATGTATGTTCTGAGCTTTTAATATATCTTGAATATTCAATACTAAATCAACCCTTTTTAAATTTACTTTTTGACTTTGTAAATAGTCTTCAAACTGATCTAAATTAAATTCTAGTGAATTGTTTGATTTATTAAACCAAGGTAAACTATAATTAGCTAATTCTTTCTTATCAGTAAAAGCCTTCTTTAATTTAATGTAATTCGTAAAATGTTTTACGAAGACTAAATCCTCATTAGCTTCTTCTACGTAGTTTTTTGATTTTATTCTTGTTTCAAATTTCATTCTCATGTATGTTTCAAAATCTCCAACTTTCATCTTAGGAATCCAAACCTGTGCCTGTGAAATAACTGCATCGTAAAATGCTTTTTGATTCATGAGTGTGGGTCCATCTACGATAATTGTTTTTTTAATTATCTGACCTTCCAACTTTCCGGTTACTTCTATCTTGTATCTGTCCTGACCATATTCAATAATATCTCCGATAGATTCCTCTGCAATTACTTTAACATCAGCTAAAGATTTGTCTTCTGCTCCAATCCAACTAAATAAATGTGCAATTGTTTTTATTTCACACTCAAGTATTTCAGCAAGTTTAGGCATTCCAAAAATTCTATTTGCCTTTCTGGCTGTTGTACCTTTAGATTTTCTACTTTCAGCTTCGTCATCATTGGCTGCTACCGCAAGATTATCAATAAAATCATTAATTTCGTCATCCTTCCAGTTAGTTTGTTTAATTAATACTCCTGCTATCGCGGTGCAATATTCATCTCTTGAACCTTTTGGTGCATATAAAATACAAAGGGCTGTTGATAAGGCTATCTTTCTTAAGTCCTTATTTAAATCTCCGGGGTATTCCTTT